AAGCGCGACTGGTGGAAGTGGTGGGAGAAAGACAATCCCCCGATCTGTGACTACATTCTCCAGTCTTGGGACACGGCGTTTGAAAAAACCCAGAGGGCTGACTATTCGGCTGGCACAACGTGGGGCATCTTTAACTGCGAGGAAGATAACTTTGCGCCCAACATCATTCTGCTCAACACATATAAGAAGCGTGTGGAGTTTCCAGAGTTAAAGCGCGATGTGCTCAGAGAGTACAAAGAGTACGAGCCTGACTCGCTGATTGTGGAGAAGAAGGCGTCCGGTGCGCCGCTGATCTATGACCTGCGTGCCATGGGCATACCTGTGCAGGAGTACACGCCGGGTAAGGGGCAGGACAAAATTGCCCGTTTGAACTCAGTCTCAGACATAATTGCAAGCGGGAAAGTGTGGGTTCCACAGACTCGTTGGGCAGAAGAGTTAGTGGACGAGGTTGCAGCATTCCCGTCAGGCGAGCATGATGACTTGGTTGACGCGACAACTTTAGCGCTTATGCGCTTCCGTCAGGGCGGGTTCTTGCGCTTACCAAGCGACGAGCCTGAAGATATTCAATGGTTTAAAGGCCACCGCCGCGAGCGGTTCTATACAGTTTAAGGATTAAAAATGGCAACAAGTTCAATGGACAAAAGTTTGTACGCAGCGCCTATGGGCCTTGACCAAGGGATGGACTCCGCGTTTGAGGTTGAGATCGAAGACCCAGAGTCCGTAACGATGCGCATGGGTGATATTGAAGTACAGATTGCGCCTGAAGAAGAAACAGGCGATGAAGACTTTGATGCCAACCTTGCTGACTTTATGTCTGACAGTGCGCTTGATTCTTTAGGTGGTGAGTTGGTTGCTGATTTTGATAAAGACATCAACGATCGTAAAGATTGGATCAGAACCTACGTTGAAGGCTTGAAGCTACTGGGTCTCAAGTACGAGGAAAGAACAGAGCCATGGAACGGTGCTTGTGGTGTGTTTCACCCCATGTTGACTGAGTCCGTTGTGCGCTTTCAAAGTGAAGGCATCATGGAGACGTTCCCCGCTGCTGGCCCAGTAAAGACGCAAATCTTGGGGAAAGATACGCCTGTAAAAGAAGAAGCATCTGCTCGCGTAAGAGAAGACATGAACTACCAGCTTACTGAGGTAATGGTTGAGTACCGCCCAGAGCATGAGAAGTTATTGTGGAATTTACCTCTGTCTGGCTCAGCGTTTAAGAAGGTTTACTACGACCCAAGCATTGGACGTCAAGTTGCAATGTTCATCCCAGCGGAAGACATTGTTGTTCCCTATGGCGCATCTAATTTAGAGCGTGCCGAGCGGGTCACGCACGTGATGCGTAAGACTGAGAATGAGATTCTTAAACTTCAAGAAGCTGGGTTCTACAGCGACGTAGATTTAGGTGAACCCTCCGGTGAGCTTGATGATATTGAGAAACAGAAAGCTGAAGAGACAGGCATGTCAGCACTGCAGGATGAGCGGTTCCGCATACTTGAGATGCACGTTGACCTTGACTTGAAGGGATACGAGCACAAGGACAAAGATGGTGAGATGACGGGCATAGCACTGCCCTATGTTGTGACTGTTGAGAAAGCAACAACTAAGATTCTTGCTATTCGCCGCAATTGGTATGAAGATGATGAGTTGCATATTAAGCGCCAGCACTTTGTACATTACCAATATATACCGGGGTTTGGCTTCTATGGATATGGTCTCATTCACCTTATCGGCGGATATGCGAAGAGCGCGACCATGCTTATTAGGCAGCTCGTTGATGCAGGTACGCTATCTAACTTACCGGGTGGCCTCAAGTCACGAGGCCTGCGAGTCAAGGGCGACGACACACCTATTGCACCGGGAGAGTTTCGTGATGTTGATGTACCAAGTGGATCCATCCGAGACAACATTTTGCCGTTGCCTTACAAGGAACCCAGTCAGGTTCTCTTCGCCTTGTTCCAGAACATTGTGCAAGAGGGTAGACAGTTCGCATCCGCAGGAGACATGAACGTCAGTGATATGAGTGCGCAAGCACCCGTAGGTACAACACTGGCCATTCTCGAGCGCACACTAAAAGTGATGGGCGCAGTGCAAGCACGTATGCACTACTCTATGCGTCAAGAGTTCCGTCTTTTGAAAGCCATCATTGCTGACTACACACCGGAAGAGTATGACTACGAGCCAGTCGATGGTTCACGTCGTGCTAAAAAATCTGACTACGACATGGTTGCTGTAATTCCTGTGAGCGATCCAAACGCTGCAACGATGGCGCAAAAGATTGTGCAGTATCAAGCCGCATTACAACTCGCACAAACAGCACCACAACTGTACAACTTGCCACTCCTACACCGCCAGATGATCGAGGTGTTGGGCATCAAGAACGCAGCTAAGTTGATCCCAATTGAGGACGACGCTAAAGCTACAGACCCAGTGCAAGAGAACCAAAACGTGTTGACGGGCAAGCCTGTTAAGGCATTTATTGAGCAGGATCACCAAGCTCATATTGCAGTGCACACAAGCATGCTGCAGAACCCCAAGATTATGGGTTTAGTTGGGCAGACCCCACAGGGTCAAGCACTTGTAGCTGCAATGATGGCGCATATCAACGAGCACTTGGCATACGCATACCGCAAGGAAGTTGAGCAGACGGTTGGCTTGTTGCTACCAACAGAAGAGCAAGAAAAGAACATGGCTCCCGAAGTGGCCGCACAAGTTGCACAGTTAGCTGCACAAGCGTCAACCCGTATGACTCAGCAAGCTCAATCGCAAGCCGCGCAACAGCAGGCTCAACAGCAAGCGCAAGACCCGCTCATCCAAATGCAACAGCAAGAGTTGCAGATCAAGATGCAAGAGTTGCAGCTTAAGGCACAAAAACAACAGGTTGATGCGGCAGCTAAAGCTGACCAACTTCGTATCGAAGAGTCACGTATTGCGGCTCAGAAAGAAATTGCGGCTATGCAAGTTGGTGCAAGCGCAGCCGCTGCAAAAGACAAACTTCAAAAGCAACAAGAGCTTGAAGGTACCAAAATTGGCGTTGACATTGCCAAGAACCGCGCTCAGATGGCCATGCAAATGGCACAAAGAACGTCCCAAAGACCTAAGAGGGAGAGAGATTGAACGACTACAAACTATTGGCATATGTAGCCAAAGAGATTGAGAAGTTAAAGGAAGAGCAAGCTTTTCATGTTGCAAGTGGTAGAGCCGCCGATATAGAAGAGTATCGAAGTATCTGTGGGGTAATCCGGGGTCTTAACCTAGCAGAAAACATTATTAATGACCTCGTGCAAAAAATGGAGAAATCTGATGACTGAATTTAACGTCGCTGCCGTAGACCTGTCTGGTATTTTGAATAAGCCAGCAGAAGATAAAGCTAAGCAGTTGCCTGACCCAAAGACTTTTCACCTACTTTGTGTAGTGCCAGAAGCGATGGAAGAGTTTGCTGATAGTGAAGTTGGTTTGATTAAGTCAAGTCAAGTTATGCACTATGAAGAAGTACTCACTCCCGTTCTATTTGTAGTCAAGCTTGGGCCTGACTGCTATGCAGATACCACTCGGTTCCCCAGCGGCCCGAGTTGCAAGGAAGGTGATTTTGTCATCGTCCGACCAAATTCAGGCACCCGTCTGAAGATCCATGGCCGTGAATTCCGTATCCTCAATGATGATTCGGTTGAAGCAGTTGTGGAAGATCCCCGTGGAATTACACGTGCAGCATAAGGAGCTAACACATGGCACAAACTGAGTTTAAAGATGACTTCAAGTTCCCTCATGAAGCAGAGGAAGAAGCTAAGGGTAAACCCGTAGATACAGAAGAAGATGATGGCGGGTTTGAGGTAGAAATTGAGGATGACACTCCATCAGAAGACCGTGGCCGCAGGCCCATGAAGGCGCAGGTAGAAGATGTTACCGAAGATGAACTATCTGAATACGACGAAAAAGTCCAAGCCCGCATTAAGAAATTAGGTAAGGGCTACCACGATGAGCGCCGCGCCAAAGAAGAAGCACTGCGTGAACGCGAGGCGGCTGAAAAGATGACCAAGCAATTGTGGGATCAAAACCGCAAGTTGCAAGAACAAGTATCACTTGGATCAAGAGCGTACATTGAGCAGTCAAAAAGTTCCGCTGAAATGGAATTTGAGAACGCTAAAAAGAAGTACAAAGAGGCTTATGAGTCCGGAGATTCCGATGCTGTGGTAGATGCACAGGCAGAAGTTTCACGGGCAACACTGAATTTAGACAAAGTTCAGAACATGAGGCCTTTACAAGTCGAAGAAAATAATGTACAAATACAACAACGTAGTACAAATCA